TAGCACATATCCAATTACGTAACGGCATTTCATCAGCCTGGTGGTGTCAGTATAGGCTGTAGTTCTGGATTGTCTTGATACCAACACATCAAAGCCCATGCTTCTACCGCTTGGTCATATTCTTTTTTTGTAAGTTTGCGTTCTACACCGTTGACTAGTTCAACCATTTCTAGGTTTTCAGTTCGACATTGTTGAGCGTATTCTTCTTGTGTTTTCATCAGGCGGCCTTGTAAATCAAATTCAATCGTATTTCGTCTGTGTTAGCCCAGGTATATGGAACGGTTGCAGAGGTTGCGGCCAATGGTCCAAGGTTTGTACCTGCTGAACCAATGGCATAAAGTCCTAAAGCGTTTGTGGACAGTTGATAAATGCTCAAAGGAAACGTGCCAGTTCCAGTATCTTGCGCGCTTGCAATACCAATAATTGCAGTATTCGTTGTGGTGTCGGCAGCAATAGGAAAAGTCACAGTGATCAAGCCCGTAACGGCTGTAGTTGTGCCAAAGACTATTGAGCCAAGAAGCAAAATGTTGTTGTTGACACGCGTGTATTTCCAAGTTGAAGTTCCGTTACCAATCGAAATGTTGGTAAATGTTGGCGTGTAACTGGTCGTTTCGCCAATGGCGTTCATTTGTGCAGCCGTTAGCACTTGACCAGCGGTAAAAGGGAATGGTGTTGCCATAGTGTCTCCTATCCTAAGACATTGCTTGCGTCAAGTGTGCCATATGTTGGGTTATCAAGAATCAGTTCATAAATCAGTGTTGTTGGTGATGTTGACAGCATTATGTGGTGGCCTGAACCCACGCTGATGGTATGTTCAATGCCTTCCACGGAAAGTTCCTGGGCTAATTCAGTAGTTCCAGATCCGCTAGGGAATGTCTTTTCAATGGTGATTGTGTTGCCAATTTCGATGGCTGCTACCGTGTCGCGCTGGGCATTGGTCAACATCAAAAAATCGGTTTCTATGCTGGTATAGCGCGCCTCTGGTTCACCGTTCAACAAGTAAGCGGCGGCGGTGTCAATGCTGGTTTGCTCATGTAACAGGCTGTTGGTAATGCTGTTGGTTTGAATGAAATAAGTGGCGATTGACGTGAGATCGCTGGCAATGGCGGTGTTGCCGTTTAGACCTGTGACCACGGTGCGGTTTACTACAGCGTCCGCTTCAAATGATATTCCTACGCCGTTATATGGAATATTGGTTCCATCATCATGGAAATCTGCCACGCTGCCAGAAAGTGTGTTGCCGATCCTGTCCTGAAATGTCAGTTTGCCTTCCGCGCTCATAAATAGGCGGCCAAATTCTGCGGTGCTATTGATCTGGCTGATGTACTGCAAAACGTTTGTACCAGCAGGAACATTGTATGAGGCATCATGTCCCAGGTTCACGGTTCCTGTTGCAATGTCACGGTCAGCCAACGGAAAAGCAACCTCTGGCAAATCCAAAACGGTTGAAATTCGCGCGCCTGACAATTGGGCTGATGGGTTGAACGCGTCAAGGTAGGTTTGGGCCAGCAAATAGAATTGATCCGAACAATAAACTGTGACGGTGTCAATACCACCCAACGCAAAGTTGTAGTCATAGTTGACCACATAACCTTTGAACAGGTAATGAGCCACATTGGTTGTGTCGTATCGAATGAGGCGTACCTCACGCATTGGCGCTAATCCAGGCTTTGCTTCCGCCGTGTCGTAATACGGGCTATTTTCATCAAATGGGTTGAATACCCCGCCAGCCAATGTGTCGTTCAAAGTGAATGACATTGTGCCAGCGCTAAATTGGTCACCAACATCACGCCGTCCGCGCTTGACGCTTACACCAATGCAACCTTCCATAACGCTGGCAAATTCGCCTTCACCGTCCAACAGATATTGTGTGTTGTTCAACACACCGCGCGTTGCATCGTCCAATGTGAACGCGTTGACGGAAAACCCTGTGGCTACTTGTAGGTCATAATTTCCGCTGTCAATTACTGCAACGCCTGGCATCACGCCACCTGAATGTTTGCTGGGCCAGCGCTGCGATTGTAAGCGCGTATTGCGTTCACCACGGCTTGACCAATTTCGGCGCTAGTCGATAAACCGCCGTTGACGTTGACGGTGATACCGCCACCCATGCCACCCATCTTTGATAAGGGAACCACGGCCTCTGGGCCTGCTTCACCAATCATGGCAAGTGTCGGGCCAGTAACAATTCCGCCTTCCACCAACATAGGAATGTTGGGAACGCTGAAACCTTTACCGCCTAAGCCTGGCACCCATGACGGAAAACTGAATGACAGTTTGCCAATGGTGTTGTTCCACAGGCTTGCTATGCCGTTGAAAATTGATTTGTAGATGTTTAGAACAGCGGTGAAATAGGTTTTGATTGCGTCAAAACTAAATTTGACACCTGTGGTTATTGCATCAAATACGGTGTCAACGATTTTTCGGACACCATCAAATTTGAAATACAAGGCGGCCAAAATGGCGATCAGGGCAACCACGGCAATGATCACCAGGGTGATTGGGTTGGCTAACAGTAGGGCGTTCCAAACTGCCGTCAGCGCGTTTGTAATCACCTGAATGGTGTTGTAAACCTTCAAGGCGGTATTGACAGCCAAAATTGCTAACGCAATGCCACCGATTAGGCCAGCAATGACAATGAACGTGGTGGTGTTGTTTTGTGCCCATGCACCCAGCGCGGTGAGCAATGGCAACACTTTTTCAACAACAGGGATCAATGCCGCGCCAATGTTTTCTTTTGCTTCGGCAATTGCTATTCCAAATCGTTTCATTTGTCCTTCTGCGGTTCCTGCTGCGGTAGCGGTAGCGCCACCAAACGTTCCACCCAGCACGTCCATAACGGTGTTCAGGTCTGCCCCGTCTTTGATTAGTGCGGCCATTTCTGGTGAAAGCGCTTTCAAACCTTTCATGTTTCCGCCATAGGCTTTTGCTAATGCGTCCGAAACTGTCGCTAAATCTTTTCCTGTGGCTGTTGAAATATCCATTGCCAGGCTCAAACCCTGTTGGGCTTTGTCAATGTCTTTTGTACCGCGCGCAAGGTTGGCTAGGGCAGGCCTCAAATCATCGTCCGCAATTCCGCTAGCCAATGACATTTTGCTGATCATGGTTTCCGTTGCAGCAATTTGTGCATCAGTAGCGCTGGCCGAAATGTTTAGTGTTCGCGCCAATTCGACTTGCGCGGCCTCATCTTCCATTGCGGCTTTCGTGGCACCAGCCAACGCATAACCCAACGCACCAACAGCAGCGGCGGCAGGCAGGGCGGCCTTTTTGATAGCAAATCCTGCTTTAGCGCCAACGCCTTCAAGGCTTTGAAATTCCTTTACGGCTTTGTCTAAACCCTTGCTGTCAAATTCGCTAATGATCGGAATTTTGATTGCCATTACATCACCAGGTTTCTATTGACAGCGTCCATTACGCGTTCCACCAATTCAACCATGTTTTGTTCAACAGCGCCCGCATTGCGGTCATATGCAGGCCACATGACGCGTGAAGGCAAACCAAACTGCAACGTCAGGGTTGAAATGAAATTGGCACCCTGGGCATTGGATCCACCCTTTTTGCCTGCCATATCAATGATGGCGGCGGCAGGATCTTTTTGAATAATGCTTATCGTGCTTGAATTTCGTTTGCTCACATCTACTTTGACACCAACACCGCGCTGGGCTTTTTGCTGGCTATACGGAAATTTTTGGTTTCCCCGCTGTGTCCATGCGCGTTCCATACCAGACAGCAAGCGCGGTGGGTAACTGGCCTTTGCATCATCAATGGCAGGTTTGGCTAGTTCCTTTGCCTCTTTGTTTATGGTCTTGCGTAAATCGGGGTCAACATTGCGCAATTCTTTCAGCGCCTCTTTCAACCCGTAAACCTCAATCTGTGCCGTGGCGCTCATCGTTTTCCCTTGTTTTGCTTATTCAACACAGTAATGACTGTTTGCAAATCTTGGGTGTCAAATTCGATGTGTGGCGGCCACCAACCGACCGCTACTAGAACCTCTGCTAGTTGGCGGCGGTAGGTGCCGCGTCCGTAGGGTTTGGGTTTGTTTGATCCACCGCTTCAATGTCCATGTCTGGATTTTGTTTCAACCATTCAGACCATGTGGCTGGCATAGTTTCGCCCGCCAATTTGTACAAATGAAACGCCCAGCAAACCATATCGTTCACGCCGATACCACGGCCGTCTGACACTTTGCGGTTCTCTGATTTTTCCCATTCGCTGATCACCAACAGGTTTGTGGTTACATCGCACGGTGGGGTGTTTTCGTTTAGGGTGATGCGTAGTTTGATTTTCATTTCAATCCTTCCGTCTGGTTTGGTTTATTGAAATTTAGGCTGTTACGTCAACGCTGTAAACGCCACCTGTAAATGTCAAATCAATTGTTGCCAATTCGCCCAAAGATGAATTGATAACTGGCAGGCTCTCCAAATAGGTGTTTGTCAAAACAAACCCTGGGTTGGTAGCGCTGTCACCTGAACCGTATGCAGGGTTGACTTGTACGGTGCATTTTGTGCCCACCAAATCTTTGAGGCTGGCATAGGTTTCTGCAGCGATGTATGACATGAACATTGTCACGGTCAATTCGTTGTTCTCTAGTCCGCCCACATAGGTGCGTGATCCTGTTCCAAATGCGGTGTCCTCTAGCGCTTCGACTGTGCGCGTCAACGTTGCAGATGTGGTTTGATCGGTTAGATCAACTAGTGATCCAATGGCTGCGCCAATTTGGACTTTTGGATTGCTCAACTGGGTGCTGGTTGCCATGTGGTTTCTACTCCTTAGGTTTGGTTTTTACTTTAGATGGTTTTGATGGCTTGTCGGTGGATTGTCTAATGAACCCACCAGCCACCAAATGATCCACGTTGTCATCACCTGGGTCAAATTCGTCACCTGGCGTTCCTAGACGTGGGGAAATGATCACATATTTCATGCTGTTTGTGCCTGTTGCATTACGGTCAATTCATAGCATGGCAACATAACGCCGCCAATGTCAAGGGTGGTTGGACGGCCAGCGGTAACGGATCCAACGCCTGCCAGCACTAACGCGCTTAGGTTCAAAAGGTTTCGCATTGCGTCAAGGTTTGATGGCCCCATTGAAATGATCTGTACTGGCCAACTGATTTTGACGATGTTGTAATTCCAGGCTTCGAATGAGCAAGCACCAATGAACGCGCATGGCGGTACAAGGTTTCTGGGATCTGTGACTACCTGCAAACCTGTGATGGTTTCCAATTTGGTTTTTAGATCGTCCAGCGCCTCATTGAACAGGTCTGTGTATGCAACGGGCATCAGGCCACCTGCGGGCGTGAAATACCTAGCAACTGTTTGATGATTGGGGACAGGCCTGTTGTTGGTGCTGTGCCCATTTCGCTGAATGATGCAAACACATCAATTGATCCGCGTTGACGGTAAAGCGCGCCACCATATTGGATTGTTCCTAAGGTCACGTCACCAGACGGGCTGGTTGTCAAACTATCGACATAGCCCGCCTCTTGCCGTCTGCGATAACAAAAAGCGTTTGCAGCGCTGGCGCATTGCGTCAAAAATGTGGTGTCCGCTGCGGTAGCGGTTCCAATGCCTAGCCAATCCTCAATGTTCACAGCGGTGATCCATGTGCAAACAGGGTTGTATGCAATGGTTCCTGACGCTGCAACGCGCATAACATCGGCTGCCGTTTTCGCAAACAACACCTGATTTTCAATTGGTATCTGGTAATCAAACAACAGATCGCCTTGCGTATCCACACCGATGAACAGATGTTGGGGTAACGCATAAACGGAATAGGTACCGTTGAACGTTGCATCAACACCTGCCACGGTGATGGACTGGCCAACTGCAATTTCATTGGGGGTAAGTAATTGCAGGACTGCGTAGTTGTCAACCAGATATTTGTTGGTGACTGTATATGTTGCCATGAGCGGTTAGCCCGCTTTCAACTAGGCCTGGGTGATCTTGCGGATCATTCCACCAATTGCAGCAAAGGTTGAAACATAGCCGTGGAATGACATTGTGCGACCCAAAACAGCAGGCGCTTCCAATGACTGCAAGCCACGGATACTTTCGTAGAATTCGAAGGCATCGCCCGATCCCTGACCCACGCGGGTGATGATCATGGTTTTTGCAGCAAAGTTGCTGTCAACTACCAACTGCAGACCCAATGGGTTGCCGTTCCATGATGTTGCGTTTCCGCCACCCAATGCGTTCTGGCCTGTGAGGCCTGCACCAATGAATGGGAACACAGGGCGGCCTGTGGTGTCTGCCAATTGGCCCATCTGACCCCAAACGTCTGGTGAAACAAACATGTGGGTTGGCGTAAAGTTACGGCCACTAGAAATGTCAACCGCGCTGTCATAAACAGATTTCAGCAAGTCAGCAACTGTTCCGTCCCAAACACCAGATGAGTTTGCTGCGGCTAGCAAGTTATCCGCTGCAAAATTGTCTGATGCAATCATGTATTCGCCCATCAGGTCATTCAAGATCAATTGCATTGCAGCAGGGTTGGTGAAATCAATGTCCTGAACTGACAGGGTTACTTGGCCAGCCAACGTGGTTTTGCTTACGCTGTTTGATGCAATCACCATTGTGGTTGCAGAAACTGCTGACAATTCGGTTGACTGTGTTGCAACGCTGGTGTGCGTTGTAATCGTTGGACGAATAAAAGTTTTTTGTGCGCCGCTATCTGGATAAGCGCGTGCGCCTAATGCGTTGACCACAGGACGAATGAAATTTAGATCCTGTACCAATGGCCCCAAAACGCTGACATTCAAGAGGCCAGGTGTGTCCGTGCTAATTACATCGCCTGCTGCCGCTTGTAGTGCTGTGCGCTTTGATGCGGTGTATTCAGCAACAGCCTTGTTGATGTTTGCAAAAGTGTCTCCGCCTGTATGAAACGCGGCCATGTATTCGCCAGCCGATGGCAAAGCAAATTCTTTTTTGGCTTGTGCAAAAATTGGTGCTGTTGGGATAGTTGCTTCAACTGCTGGTGCTACTGGTTCGGACATTTCTGTTTCCTTTTCAATCGGTTCCTGTGTTTCAGTATTGCTGATTTCCTCTGGCTCTTGGTGGATACTTGCAGCCACTTGTGAGATGTTAGCCATATCGCCAAACGCGCCGATTGGAACCAGGCTTAGTTCCTGCCATTCGGCTGCTTCGATGATCATGGTTCCTGCCTCATCGTAAGAAAATTTGGTTGGGTTTACGCCAACGCTGACCTGGTCAATGGTGCCGTCCGCTGCCATTACTAGCGCATCATTGCCCAATGATGTGGCGCTGATTTTGGCTGTAAACATCATTCCCTGTTCGGTGTCCACGCGTTCGGTGACCACACCAACTGGCATTGAGGCATCGTGGTACATGAACAGGCGCGGTGCCTTGCCTTCAACAGGCAGGGATCCTGGGCGAAAAATCACCTCTGTGCCATCGCTTACGCGGGCTGGCACGTTATAGGGAACCGCGGTTCCAGAAATTGAACGGCGGGGCTGTTCGCCTTGCGCTGCGTCTAGCGTGAAATCGCCTGCAATTAGTTTGATCATCGGTTTGCTAACTCCTCTTGTGTGTTTTCCTCAATAACGGTTTCTGTGCTGTCCATTTTGTCTGCCATAAAGTTTTCCTCTAGGTATTCATCAGCATCAAATTCGACATATGTTCCGCGCGGTAAAACATTATCCATTGACAATGCGCCAGCAATGGCATCTGCATACAACTTGACACCGAACAGGTAAAGGTCTGCTCGAGCCTGTTGGCTTGACTGGTATGAATACGCGCCAGTAGCAACGCCCACAAGGTATGGCGGAACGTTTGCTAAGCGTGACATTTCTAGCGCCTGATATTGGCTGGCCTCAATCAACAGCATTTTGTCAGGTGTTGCAGCGGTTTCTGTGTAGGTCAAATACTGGTTCAACGCTGCGGTTTGGTTTGTGGCGCGCGCTGCATTGAATTGTGCAGCAAGGTCTGAAAGTTCCTGTGCGCTTAGTGGTTCGCTGTTTTCTGTTTGGCGCAATATGCCAGCAGGAATTGATGATGACGCGTTACGGTTTCGCGCTTGCTCTAATTTCAACGCGGTATCAATTGCGTTTGGCGCGGAATAAACCAAACCTTGTTCAGGTGATAAGAATTGCACAAGGTTTGCTGGGTCAATTTCACCGCCCTGAAAATACACTTGTGTCGAAGGCGCAAACCAGACGGGTGGGGCCATGTCGGTGGTGGTGATTGATCCCGCTGGTAAACGTGTGAATGATGCAGGGTAACCATCAGCGGTTCGGCTGGTGATGTACCAAAACGCGCGCCCGTAAAATAACAAATCGTCAAGCGTCCACGCCATCAAAAACTGGTATGAAACAGATGGGTCTGGGCGGCGTAACCATGAACGTGGCGCGATGTACACCTTTTCCATTTCATCGCCGTTCCACATTTCGTTGTACATTTTCAACGGCATTGAACCAATGACTGATTTGAAAAGTGAGTTTGCGCGGTTGATGGTTGGCACCGATACGGCGGCGTTTCTTTGTTCGCCTTCGCGATAGGTGTAGTACTGGCCGATCATGTTCACGCCAACATTTGACGATGAATAGCCTGGGGAAAATCCACCTGCCACCGCTGGTTCACCTACATGGGTTGAAATTGCAGCAGGTTTGGTGCGCGAAAAAATAGCCATGCGTCAAGCATTACACACATTGGGTTGTTGATGGTGACACCAGGCTATGCGAAACCCGACAGAAGGCGAAGGCCAGCCTGGTGCCGTTTTCATATTAGCCATTTGAAACAACCATCATGGGTTTGCCACCAGTTTTTGGTTTGCTAGTCAATGCTGCTGCAAAGACCGCTAAACGTGCTAATTCGATAGGGCCACTAGAACGCTGTGAGGAAAGCGCTATGGATCCCTGCGACCTGACGGCAACGGCGCGCTGTATATGTTCAGCCAGCATGGTTTCACCTGTATGCACCAACAGTTTTTGACGGATCATTTGACGAACAGGATCTGTCCATTTCAAAATTTCGCCATAGCCTACGATCACTTTTTTGCGTTCTAAATGCAACGGCCAATGCAAATCAATGGACGGGGTAATGGCAAATTTGATGGCAGGGTTTTGGTTTAGGCGTTCAACGTGTTCCATGACCTGGGCGTAAGTGTCCACCATGAATTCAACGGTGATGGCGGTGCGTCCGTCTGGCAGGGCTACGGCGCGCAAACCAAAATATCGTGTTTCGTCCACGCTGTTTTCAATTGCCACGGTGCCACCGTCAGGGATAACCCCATCAAATTTGAGTGATGGCCATAGCCCTGGTGTCAACCAACCCTGATCTGATGCCACCCACAGGTTGCATGAGGCGCGCAAAAATTGGGTGCGGTCAGGGTTTTCACTTTCCGCGGTGATGGTGTCCATCGTCAACGTGTGCCCTAGTGCAGGGTTTCCCCACGCCCATGCAGCAGGATCCATTGGGTTCATGTCTGGTGGTGGTGACCATTCAGCAAAATACAGGTTTCCTGTTTTCTTTTGGTCAATCATTCGAAGGCCTTGCTCACGCCATTTCAACATGGCCCGTGAATTTTCTGTGCCAGCGGTTGACCACATGGAAAGCAACGGCGATTTTTGGGCGCGCATAGCAGGCAATAATCCGCCGTCAATTGCTTCACCTATGTCCCAAATTTCGTCCGCCACGATCAGGTTTGGGCTAGTACCGTGACCAACGGACGGCCCTGCAGCGCGCACAAACCAGCGGGAACCATCAGGCATTGTGACGCTATTGCGCCCATAAGAGTGCGAAACCTTTGCCCCAAATTTGGCTTCAAGGATCGGGGCCAATTCGTCAAACAACATCACCGCCAAATCCAACCTGTGCGCCGTAGAAAGCACCAATTGTTTTTTCCCTCTAATGATTGGCATTTTTGTAAGCCACCAACCCACCAACGTCATTAGGGCAACGGTCTTTCCGTTCTGCCGCGCTGTTGATACCAACGAAATGCGGTTGTGCAAATTCAAATCATCGTCATGCACCAACTGGCCCGTCAATGCGCGCATCTGCCAGGGCATCAAATCAATTCCCAGAATGTCCCTAGCCCAGCCCCCCAGATCCGCCCCAAATGATCCCAGCCCATCAGGCACCAACGTTTCTAAACGCGGCTGATCACCGCTGGTTGGCGCTGATCCTGGCTGGTTCAGGCCTTCGGATATAGAACTGAG